CACAGTACATTCAAAACTACCTCGACAAGCTGTATGAGGAAAAGGGTTGGCACCCAGATTTGGTATATATAGATCAGATGGACTATCTCACAACGAACACTAAGTATGATGCCGAGTGGCAGAAATATAGCAAGGTAGCGTTCGAGGTAGATGCCTTATGTGATCACTTGATAGGGGGCAAGCACATGTTCAGTGTGTGGCTTCTTCATCAGGCTGGCGGCAAGATGACCCGTAAGTTCAGCAACTCAGAGATCAGTGGGTTCAAGGGTATATTGCGCCCTGCTGACATGGTGCTGGCTATCGGCCGCGATAGTCCTCAAGACAGTATTGTAAGTATCTTCTCTATCAAGTCTCGTCATGCTAAAAACTTTCAATTCGACTACAGGGCGGAGCTGGAGTTCATGAATTTTGAGTATCAAGACAAAGGTTCGGAGGACAGAGCTAACGAAGAAGAAAAAGATAAGAAACAAAAGAAAATGAACAAGGGTAACTTTGAAAACATCCCTCCCAAAAGAGCCACTCTTCTTCCGGCAGCAGGGACAGGTTTTCATTCATCAGTATAATTATGAAAGATACATACAAGTCGTTTATCGTGCCTGCAGGAAAATACTGGCTGGCTGACCCGTGCTACATTGTAACAGGTAAGCAAGGTTATGAAGATTGGTCGGCTTACTGTTTTGAGTTAGCTGCTGCGGATGAAACCGCAGAATTTGCACTGAATGGCTACTATGCAGATTTGCCTGACGGCACAAAAGTATTATCGTTCTCTACAGCTCACGGAGACGGTCACTACCATGACCAGCTAGGTACAGGTTATTCTGTAGACTCAGGGTTGCTTGGATTAGTACCTTATGAGTATAAGCCCGACTACTCTCCTCGTGAAGGAGGAGGGCAGCTGATCGAGTTCTCTGAAGAAACACTGTGTTTCACCAGAGACGGTATATTAACATTCGGTAGTTACATCATAGATACCGCAGCGGAGACGTACGGTACGGATGGAATGGAGCTTTAATATGTCTGAAAAAGTAAAAATTAATACAGCGGTAGCAGAAGGATGCGTCCCTGAGATGTTGATCATCTTTAGTCATCCTAACAAGGACGACTTGGAGGCTCGAGGTTTTGGTAAGCAAGGCTTCTCCGCAGATGAAGTGAAATCTGCTCTAAGTGTTGCGGGTATTCCTCTAGAGAAAGTACACTTCACAGGTATGGTGAAGCACGGTATTGGTAGCAAGTCCAAGCCTTCCGCTGAGGATATTGAGGAGTGGCGAGAAGCTCTAGACCAGGAGATAGAAGCGATCAAGCCAAAGCTCATCATGCCTATGGGTGCAGAAGTGTTCAAGAGGGTGATGCGCTCTAACATCAAGATGGGTGATTATATCGGGGAGGTTACCGATACACCTTACGGCAAGGTTATGGCAAACTATGCACCAGGCATGATTGTGGCAATGGACCCTACAAAGCGTCCAGAGTTTCGAGAAATCTTCTGTCTCGCAAAGCGTGTGCTTGAAGATAATCTGAAATACGAAGACTACAAGTACATCGTAATCAATGACCCTGCAGAGAACATTCAAATACTGCAGCAGTACATTGCGAAGGGAATGCTTACCATAGGCTATGACGCTGAGTGGTTTGGTAGTAAATTTACTGATGATGAGGTGATGTATGAGTTTCAGTACTGTTGTCAAAAAGATTTGGCGATCGTATTGAACATCAGCAAGGACGGTGTAACAGAGAATCGCGAGCTTCTAGATACCATGAAGCTCATCCTTGAGCATCCTCAGGCGAAGAGGCTGGGCTGGAATATCAGGGCTGACGATCTGCGTCTACGTCACAGAGGATTCAATCTGCCTGACGAGACACTCGCCTTTGACGGAATGAAGGCAGTGGCATTCTTCGACAGTAGGCTTAGTAAAGGTCTTGAGACAGGTATCAAGATGTTTACAGATTATCCTCCGTACTATACTGCCCTGAACAGAAAGATGAAGGAGCACAAGCTGGCCAAGCATGAGATGGCCAAGATGAAGTTTCTTGAGCCGGAGATATACTACTACTATTGCGCAGGTGACGCAGTGAGTCATCGTGAGGCATGTTTGCGTATGATGCAGCTATTCCCAGAGCACCTCAAGAGTGCGTACTACGATATATATCTACCGTTGACGCACTACTTCACAGACATGGAGTTGACGGGTATCGGCGTGGACAAGCATGTTCTTGAGGATATCACTGAGAAGTATAGCTCGAAGTATGAGGAGTTGAAAAACACATTGGTCACTTTCCTGAAAGAAAGGTTCAATGTAGAAGATTTCAACCCTAACAGTGCACCGCAGAAAAAGAACCTGCTGTTTGAAGTACTCAATGTTGAGCCTGCCTACTACACCAAATCAGGCAAAAGCCCAAAGAGCAAAGCTTGGTATGACAACCAAAAGCCTCAGACGCAAAAGCTGTACGAGCCTAGTACGAACGGCAAAAGCCTTTCTACTATCAAATTCCAGCTAGAGGAATTGCTTGATAAGCACCCTGATGAGGAAGCTATTCAAGACGTACACAAAGCCATTACACTTCTGTTAAGTGTGAGCCGGGTAGGTGTATTTGCCACTAAGTTCCTCAGCAAAAAAGGTGTAGTGATAGATGCTGAGAGTGAGCTTGACGAAGACATTGATGAACCTCTGAAGCAAAGCTACTGGGCAGCCATCTGTAATGATGGTAAGGTGCATGCCAGCTTTTTCGAGTGTCTCAAAAACTTCAGGGCAAGTAGCAGTCCTAATGTGCAGAACCCGGCATCCAAAGTGTTGGCATATATTCCAGACATATTTGTACCAGGACACAACAAGTATGACAGTGATGAACAGAAGAAGGTAGAGCATCTGCTTCCCAAGAACATCAGGAATATTTTCTGTACAGGAGATCCAGACTACTACTGGTGCGAGCTTGACGTGGCTGGTGCAGATTTGGCTATCATGGCCTTTCTGAGTCAGGACCAGGACTTCATTCACGACATCCGTGCAGGAAACTTCCATCAGACAAAGATGCGTGAGTACTTCAACGATGCCACACTTACCAAGAAAGATGTGAGCAAGTACGTCATTGCAAAAAGTATTACTTTCAGAGTTAGCTATACCGCAGGATTAAAATTTGCTGCGATGCCTATTCAGGCAGACATCTACGCGGAGAACGGTCTTCATGTAGGTTTAGCTACACTGGAATATGCCTTGGAAACTTGGCATAGGTACAAGCGGTATATGCAATATCGTGAGAAGTGTACTAATGAGGTACAGACTCATCAGCGCATCACGAATGCTAGAGGGCTTGTATTAAACTACGAGAACACTGACAACTTCGGTATTCTTGCAGGTTGGATGAATGAGAGCCTTGCCTTTCCTGTGGCCAGTGAACTAGCCTGGTTCATGTGGGAGGCTTCGGTTAATCTGAAGAACCTCCTGAAAAAAGAGGGTCTTTGGATGAAATATATTCTGCCAATAAATACTGTACATGATGCAGGCTATTGGGCAGTGCACAAAGATCTGTGCAAGGATAATTATATACAGGAGGTGCTAAAGCATGTCTTCTGTCATCAAACAAAGCTAGCTACAGGCGATAATGTAGGCTGTGAGCTTGCGATCATGGACCGGTGGAAGGGTAAGGATAAAGTGTTCGAAAAAGAAACTGCCTGGAATTTTGCAAAGAATGTCTGGGAGTGGAAAGCTTGATATGAATACTTTTTCAAGCTTTAAACTGACTAACAACAGTAAGGTCAGGTTTTTCGACGCGCACAACAACACATTCAGTATATCTCAAGGACGCCCAGAGGATGGGGGGACATGCGTGAACGCCACCGAGGCTTGCCTGAAAGTATGCTACGACGCAACACTTCGTAGAATATACAAGCGTTACAGGGCAAATGAAGACTACAATAAAGATCTTGTATGGGATAAGCCTATAGAAGAGCAAATTGAAGTTATACGTAACAGTGTTAAGAAGTGGTACTATGCTACCGGACATCTTCGACCCTACTTCCGCATACATACAGGTGGCGAGTTCTTCAATGAAAACTATACTAAGGCATGGTATACAGTCATCGAAGAAACCCCCTTGATTCATTTTTGGGTATATACCCGAAGCCTCTTCGCAGTACCAATACTAGCAGGGTTGAAAAATCTCACGCTTTTGTTGAGCTGCGATGTTGACAACAAAGACGAAGTACTTAAAACATACTCTAGCTTTGCAGACCATCCAAACATATCAGTGGCATGGATGGGTAACGAAGTTCCTCCTGAGTTTCCGAAGGATAGACCATCTCTGGTTTGTCCTGAAGTAACAGGGAAGACTAAAACCTTAAATAAACAGGGCGCGTGCTCAAGATGCCGAGCATGCATAGACAGGCCGTTAAAATCCGGCAAGATCAGACATATACAATTCCCTGTTCACAGGTAATGTATATCACTCGGTAACCAATACAAATATGTCCAAAACTAAAACAACTACAATCACAGTATCTCGCGACGAAGACGGTTTTCGCTGCGTAAACCTAAATCGCCGTAAGCACTATTTTGTTAGTGATCTGGTGCGGGTCTACGGCTCAGGCTTCTTGAATTTGCTTGAGACCCCTCCAGTAATTCAACGTATCAAGTGCGGCAACAACAGCCAATCTCGCAGACTGGTTAGCTCCACAGATTTCAAGGCTGTGTGCGCAACATTCAAGATCCGTCAGAAGAATTCTGTCGATTTCTTTTTGGTGAGTAAGTAGTCAGTGAGTAGTGTTCTCCCCAGAACAAAACAATCGACCATAAAGCAAACAATAAGCTATAATGGTCAAAGCAAAACCTCAGTTAAAAAACAAAATAGTATGAATACATCAAACACCTCCTCCATCGAAAACTCCCAGCTCGCAGAAGTCGCTAACAACCTTCGCGAATACGTCACGAACCTGGCTGCAGCGCCTGCCAAGTACAAGATCGAAATCGCTGACCGTACAGGTCACAGTACTGTCGCAGACCTCAGCCTTGAAGAGGCTACTGACAACATCCTTGAAAACGCCGAGAACAAGGCTCGCTGGGTGTTCATTAATGGTGAAAAGTTTGAGTTCGCCGGAGGCAACTTCCGCACTCAGGAAAACGTACAGAAGCTCCAGGCCCAGCTGCAAGCCATGAACGACCCTGCTGTCCTGCTGACGGGTATGCTGGTTGGTGGTTTGCTGCAAGAGCTGCTCTCTCTCGAGTAGCTCCAGTCATCAGTCTAAACGGCTACAACGCCCCCTGGTACACAAAGTACCAGGGGGTTTATTTTATACCTATACTATTCTAAACTCATGGTGATCAAATCCGAGCAATTCAAAGAAATAGCCAAAGAATATCAGACCCTGTCTAAATACTTTGTTCGTGCCACTATTCATATAAATTATCATTACGATAATTCCTACTCACCGGTATACAATACCACATACACAGCAATGTCTTTCAAGAATGTGGAAAAGCTGCACGAGTACAGCAAGCTACATCCAATAGCTCTGCAGGACTTAAACTTCAGCAAATACATAAGCAACCTGCACAGCGAGCTTATAGTTAAGTTGCGTAGGCTAGGGGGGGACGAGAAAGTGTTGACGCCTATAGAGGCAGCGCACGCCAACAAATACAAGACTCTAAAGCTGGTACCTTCTGAAGTACCGTATCAATACCAGCCAGACATCATCTCGCGTCCTCCGCTCGAGTTCACTGAAGGGAACTACACATACAGGTTCCTTGCAGGCTTAAATGGAGTAACATCAGCAATCGCGCTAAACATTATCAGTAGAAACGACGAACCTTTGTATGACTACCTAGACGAAGGTTTTTATGTGAAGAGCTTTGTACACCAGGTAGGCCGTAAAAAGATCTATAAAATGGTCGCCGCAAACGCCTACGATGTCCATGTGGCACACATCTTTGCTATGTGCACTGCCGATTTTAAGCTCATTGAGCTTTTACAGAACGGCTGCTTCATCAATGTGCACTCGGCTGAAATGACCAGGCTGAAGCTGTTCAAGAAAATGAGTGATGCAGGCAAGCGCGCCTATCAGCCGATGAATGCACTGATAGAGAACGACTATAAGAAAAATAGTACGTTGCTGGTGGTAGGTAAATTGGTTGAAGGCGAGATCGAGAAAACCACCATCAACAACATAGTGTTTACCAAGAGTTCTGCTGTATATGAGCAAGTGTCTATAGAGGCTGATGACCTGCTTGAAACATTATACGCAGATCTCAACTTCAATGGTGAGTTTGACATCTATGGGGTGATTGCTATATATGCTGCACGTATCGAGAAAAAGCTGAATAAGTTTGCTCCTGATGAGCCTGCCAAGGCTGCAGAGGACGATCATGCGGCGGCTGAAGTGCTTCCTGCACCTGCCATTGAAGCAGGAGAAAAGACTTCATTACCTGTGTTCAAGATCAACAACATCTCGATCACCCCCGCAGTGTCACGCACCTTCCAACGGTACATCAACGACGTACGCATCAATAAAGATGAGATCTCCAAAGCTATTCACAGGGCTAGCTGTCATCGTACTACAGAAGACTACAAGCTGTTCTTGAAGAGTATCAGCAGAATGAGTATCAAGTGGCATGATGTGGTCGCCAACGGATTGCAGTTCAAGATACACTCGACCATCTCAAGACAAGAGTATCAGGACGCTGCACCAAGCATTGACGCACCGGCTATCAAGCTCTGCATAGATCCCACAGACAAGCAATTCAAGCTGCAGGTAGACAAAGACCGTAAGGTTAGAGTAAACCTGAGCAAGCTAATCAAGAAGGCTGAGACATTGAATAAAAGGACTGACGCAAAAACCTTCTATCCTAAATCTCAGTTGGGTTATTATAGAAGAGCTGAAGTGCGTGATTATAACTGGTGCGCCTCCGAACTGGCAGGCTTGCTATTGGATTGCTGTACGTTTAGCAAGACGGTCAAGAACGAAGACGGTATTGAAAAAACCACGGAAGAAACACTCATCACTAGAGAGGATATAGTTGCCCTGCTCAGTGTGGTGAACGAGCAAAAGAAAGCTATCATCGAAAAGTCTAAAGAGTTCTTGAATACTGCCGTGAAATTGACGAATGCTACATCGATTGAATTCCTGGGCAAGAAGGCTTACCATGTAAAGGGTGTGCTGCGTGAGTATGCCGTTGTCATAGAGAACGCTAAAGTGTACGACTATGCGACAAAGCAGTATCGCTGCATTGTGAACGACAAACACTATGCTGGTGCAGGCTACGACGACATCGCTGCAAGACTGCTGGCGTTGAAGAATGATAGCATGATGCAAGAACACATCGGAACGCTCAAAGGTGCGGCGCAACCTGGTGCAGAAAATGTGCACAATTATCAACCCGATCGGGACGTAGCAGAACAGCTCGACGAATTGGTATCGAACGTGATTGAAAAGCGAAATAACAACCAAACAGTATGAACTTGATATCATCCTTAGACAAAACACTAGTGACTGAGATGCTGGCTGCAGCTAAAAGCTGTAGCCATCCTATAGAAGAACAAGGCGGAATCATCCTCAACAAGGATGAAGAATTCCTCTTTGTTAAAGTAAAGAATATCTATGAGGGTACAGGCATGGCTGCAGGCTTGTATGAAACAGATCAAAACGAACTTAGTAGTCTTGTCCTGTCAAAGGTGAGCGAAGGGTGGAAGTTCTATGCAAGCTTCCACACTCACCCACAGTTCAGTCCTGCTCCTAGTAGCCTTGATCTTGGAAAGCTTTTTCAAGGCTTCAAACAGAACATTATATTCTCACCAATAATGGAAATGTTCTCCTATTCCGAGTGGTTCGGAGAGCAATCGTTACATTACTACATCCCTACAAGAACGTTAGAAGTATTGGTTAAATAACAAAATGAAATTCAAGAAAATAGGCATCGCTGGTGCTGGAGGTATCGGTTCGAATCTTCTGGCCATACTGTTCGATTATGGCTTTAATCGTAAACAGTTTGACTACGCCGACATGGATGTAGACATCTACGACGACGATACAGTCGACTTGAAAAACCTCTTGCATCAAAACTTTAAACCTGATGACATTGGCAAATACAAGGTGAGTGTGCTTGAAAATAACTACGTGGTCAACGGCCTCAAGAAACGTATGGCCGAAAGTGACTTCAAAAAGTACGATGTCATTTTCAGTTGTGTTGACAGTATGCCGTTCCGCAAGGCACTATACGAATATGGATGGGCTAAAGGAAAGGACAAGCTGTTCTGGATTGACGGCCGCTGCACCAGCAGGCAGGGTGCATTGTTCAATAGTGACCTACCAAAAGAGCAGCTCCAACCTTACGTAGACAGCAGTCAGGAAGAAGGTGGCTGTCTTCTCGCTTACGAGAAAGAGCAGAACATCAGTCATACACTACCCACGATGGTAGCATCTATGATGGTGCAAGCCTTCCTAAACAAGTTACGAGGACAGATGACTTTCAAGTCTGTCTTCATGGTCTAGTCGCAGAAAATCTCAGTATAAACCAAAACAAAAAACACACACATATATGGCTATCATTAAACCCTCCCTCAAGTTCGAAGGCTCAGAATTAAACCTCAGCCAATCTTCTACACCATACATCAAAGACGGTATTCGTAAGGCGGTATTCAATAAGACGACAAATCAGGAAGGTGCCTACCTGTACTTCTTGCCTGCATACAAAGCAGACGACAGAGGTCAGGGTGTATGGTTCAAGAAGATCGCAATTCGCGACAACTTTGGTAACAACTTCAAAGAAAAGTACTATGTTGCTAACCGTGCCCAGGATCCTGCAGACTATTTTGCCAACAACTTCAGAATGCTCTATCCTGAAGAATCTCGAGTCACTGACGTCGAGTCTAACGGCAAAAAGTTCAAGAAGTATCCTAGCTGTGGGCGTATTGCTGAACGTGTGATCTACAACGTGGCATTTGCTCAGAATCTTGGAGCAGGTGCACATATCCTTGACTTGCCTCTGCGTAACGGTGCAGACATTCTCATGGGTTGGCTAGAGGGCAAAGACCTTATGGGTAACGCCAGGCAGCCGATCAATGACCCAGAACGTTGCGTACCTGTGTTCGTCAAGTTGAAGGAGAACACTGCAAATCCGTGGATGATTCAGGTTGAGAACAATCAGCCTGTACAGCTGCCTTTACAGTTGGCCGACAGCGATTATTTGTATAACCTGGATGAAATCTTTGTTCCCAAGACCAAAGATGAAATTCTGGCAAAGCTGCGTGAAATGTACTCGAGCGATGTGTTCGAAGATTGTATGAATGGTTTCCCTGGAATGCCGAAGCCTGCAGTGCAAGGCATGAAGCTTCCAGCGGTTCCAGTTGCAGCTCCAGTTAGTGCTCCCCCAGTGGTACAGCAAGAGATCGCCAAAGCGGTGATCGCTCCTGTTGCAGTGGCTGCAGTAGAAATTCCGCGCGCAACAATCGCAGCTCCTAGTGTGGCTATCAATCCTCCGGCTGCAGCAGACCTAGACTCTCTGCCACAGAATCCGATGATGGTGGGCAGACTGAGTCGTGAAGAAGCGCTTCGGTTCATGTCCCAAGAATAATAAAATATGAATATAGATAGTCTATTAGGTGCAGTTAAAAAAAGTTTTAGTAAAGTACTCAAAACTGAAGCTGTGAATCTGGAACTCAATACTGTAGACAAGGAGCTTCCTCCTACAGGTATTGTGCTGGATAATCCCCTAATGGAGTACGCATTCGATCGTAGGTTTATGGCCTACGGTCGGTGCTACCTCGTTTATGGGAAAAAAGGTTGCAGTAAAACAACCCTGCTGTTCGACCTGGCAAAAATCTTCCAGAAGGCTGGAGGCTATATGTTCTGGATCGAGACCGAGAGTGCCCCAGACTTCCGGTATATGGAGCTACAGGGCGTAGATCCCACGCGTGTCATCTATCACAATCCTAGAGGCATCAATGAGGCCTTGACGTTGTGCAAGATGATTATTGAAAACTACAGCAAGCACAGTGACGGGAAGACTCCCGTACTTATTGCTCTAGACTCAATTGCAGGCGGTGCCACCGACTACGAGAGAGATCAAGACGTGATCGGGCAAGCAAAGCCTGGCGAGCACGCAAAACTCATGGCAGCATTCTATCGTGGGATTATTCCCTATCTAGAATGTGAAAACATGGTGTTTGTGGCCACCAATCAGCTGAGAGATCAGATTGGGGGTATGCAAGGCTTTGGTTCGGAAAAACCTGAAGCACTGCTGGGTGGTGATGCTCAAAGGTTCAACAGTACCTACCAGTTCAAGGTTGCTCGTATTCGAGACAATCTCGAAGAAGATCATATGGGAGTAAAGCGCAAGTCAGGCTCTACTCACACAATGACAGTCAAGCGGAACAAGCTTGGCCGTGAGGGTAATAGCCAGAAGGTCGAGTTTGATGTACATATTAATGGAGGTATCGATTGGTATTCTCCTCTGGTACGTATGCTGGGTGAAAGTTATCCTGCACTGGTTGCAAAGACTGGTGGGTGGTACACATGGAAAATTCCTGGAATGGAGTTTACGTTGGACATCGAAGGTCATCCGACCACAGGAGTAATTGATACCGAGAAGAAGTTCAGGGAGCAAGATCTTGCTCTCTTGCTCAAGAATAGTACACAAGCAAAAGAAAGGATCAGGGAAGCCTTCGGAATTCCTGACATGCCCCCACCTGAAGTGGAGGCAGCAATCGCCGAAACAAACAAGACCAGACGTAAAAAGAAGTCTGAACTTGAAACTGAAGTTGAGAACAAGATCGAATATGATTATTCAAACGAATAAGTCGGCTGAAGATGATGCGCGGTACACAACATCGTTTGACGAACGCATCAAGTTGTTTACTAGAGTAGACAATCATACAGGAGAAACCTGGGCATGGTATGCTCGTGAAAAACCTAAGCAAGCTGTACACTCCGCTAAAAACGGCGTTACAGTAGCCAAGCTGCAGGCAGCAGGAAACAGTGTAAGAGTTAAACACTTGCGCTGGGCCTTGTACCTACCGTCAACTACTGCATACTCGAGAAAGATGGCTACGGCGAGAGCGATCGTGGTTCCGTCAACATTCCGCAGTGACCCTATGTATGCCTTTCTTCCAAAGGGAGGATATACGCACGTGGTCATCAAGCATCCTTCAGGCAAATACATCTGCACCTCTAGCGAGTGCTCAGAGGAAGACTCCTTCTGCTATGCGGCAGGAGTTGCATCTGCCCTAGGTAGACTAACCGTTCTTGAGAGAGGACTTCTAGGTGTACTAGAGTAAACACGTATGGTTAGCGATTACCTGCAGAAATTGGCAGAAGTTGAAAAGCTCATAGTCAAGATGGACCTACCAGCCTATCGAAAAGCTGTTAAACACAACGATGACGCTCGATGGTTAAAGAACAACTTAACGGTAAGAAATGCAACGCATAAAAATTACGAAAAAGTAATGGAACTGCTTAAAAGCATTGTCTAGGCCCCCTCACCAACTCTAGGTTCGGTCCAATCCCGTACCTAGGGTATCACACATTATGTTATATATAGGATTCGACAATGGTGTAACCAACAACGGAATAGGTGTCATCAATAGTGAAGGAGAAGCCAGGCTCTACACACTACCAGTTAAAAAAGAGTTGAGTTATACGAAGGAAGCAAAACACATATCTAGAATAGATTATACTCTTCTATGTGTGTTGTTTGGAGATATCATAGCCGACTTCCATGAACTAGGTGTTAAAGTAGGTCTTGAGCGTCCTATGGTAAACAGCACAAGGTTCAACGCATCCATGAGCGCTGTTCGCGCACTGGAAGCTACCTTGATAGCTCTAGAGGCTGCCAAGTGGCCTTATGAGTATATTGACAGCAAAGAGTGGCAAAAGCATTTGCTGCCATCAGGCATCAAAGGCAGCGATGAGTTGAAGAAAGCTAGCCTAGATATAGGTAAGAGGTTGTTCCCGCAACTAAACATCAAAAAAGATGCAGACGGATTGCTGATTGCAGAGTTCCTCCGTAGGAAAAATCAGAATCAGTTGACCAAGGGTAAAAATGCAGCAACTTAATTTTATTACAGGTTACGATGGCTCTCCTGTACCTAAATTAAAAAGTCAATTAGAGTTGTGGGACGTAGGGTATAAGAACGCTGCCACAAACCCAGAAACGTGGAGATCTTCCACAATAGAAAGGTTCTTCAGTGAGCTGGACTATTCTATAGTGCCAGCTTATGAGGCTTATTGGAACAGCATAGCCCCAAAGAATGATAGTGAGATCCTGCAGCGATGGTTGTTCGCTTTCATGAGCGTGCACACATCCTGGAAAGCTAATATAGTAGGGTATCAAGCTATCAAGAATTGGTGGTGTTGGTTGAATAAATGGGACAGCCTGCTCGAAGCCATACAAGGCAGCAGAGTAGGAATGCACAACATACGTGTCAAGTATATCGCAGAGTTTGCGTACAAATTCTGGGAGAACCCTGGCAGATACAAGAAGACAGCAGACGAAACATGGGTAGCATTTAGAAACAGGCTGAAGCATGCCACGCTGGGTTTAGGTCCTGCGAAAACTAGCTTCGCCTTGGAGATGTGCTATCCTACAGAAGCAAAACTAGCATGTTTAGACACTCACATGTTTCAGGCTTATGGTCTGGATCAGGTAAAAGATGCAAAACAATACGATAAGATTGAGATGCATTGGGTGGACATGTGCACAATGTGGAGAATTCCCCCGTACGTTGCGCGATGCATATACTGGGATTTAAAGCAAGGTTATCCAGACAGTCGGTACTGGAGCAGTGTATTGGAGCAGTAAACAACAAACAAAAAAATTATTATTATGAAAGCATCATTCGAAACTCAAGTAATCCGCATACTCAACAGCATGGTCAAATCGGGAGAAGTATTGGCCACCAAGCTATCTAATGGTGAGATTGGCTACACATTGAAGGCAAAGTCTAAGATTAAGCCCGTTTCTTCCACCTCTAAGCAGTCTTCGGCAGCGCACAAGGCATGGGCTACTCGACGCAAAAACGCGAAGCTAAAGGCCGTCAGGAAGAGTGCAGCTCGCAAGGCTGCAATTACCAAAGCCAAGAAGAAGGCAATAACTAACAAGCGAACCTCCGCAGCGCAAAAGGCATGGACTACTCGCAGGGCTTATGCGAATAATCCTTTACTTCGCGGTAAGTTTGCGAAATAATTCAAATATGTCTGATGATGAGCACGACCGTTGGTCTGAAGAAGAGGAGGATGTCCAGAATGAAGATTCGCAGGACATCCAGAAATTACTCGCGGCGGTAGACCTTATGTCCAAGAAAGCAATGCGCTATCTTGAACTTGAGGGGTTCGTCGAAAAAACCGATGATCCTAAGGTGTATAAGTATACACCTGAAGGACTGGTACTGGCACGCATACAGTACAAACAGATGAAAGATCAGGGCCTGTTGTAGGGCAACCAAAGCCTCCAACCATATCGGTGATTACCACAATATGGTTGGAGGCAAAGGCCAGCATAGCTCAGTGGTAGAGCACCGGTTTTGTAAACCGTAGGTCCTCGGTTCAATCCCGAGTGCTGGCTCCAATTTTTTTAGACGTTAAGCATATGATTACATGGGCAGCAATACTTCTAGCGGCTTTTGCAGCCAGCGTGTTCTACACATGCTACTTGAAAGCTATAAGTGATCATAGCCCTGTATTAGCAGGTTTCTGGTCTATGCTGATAACTTTGCTTGTCAGCGTGATTATTATCAATTATAGTGAAGACCTTAGTCTCCTTGTGCCTGCCTCGTTAGGTACCTTTTTAGGTACTTGGTTAGGTATACATATAAAAGAAGCAGAATAGCGTGACGTCGCCTAGCGGCTATGGCACTTGCCTTGGGAGCAAGTTATCGAGAGTTCGAGTCTCTCCGTCACGACCATTTTTACAACCCTGTAGTTCAGTGGTAGACCGACGCTCCCTCAAGGTTAAGGGCCAAAATGCTGGGATAAAAGCGTGCGCCGTTGGTTCGATTCCAACCAGGGTTGCCTATTTATTAGCTCTTGTAGATGGCTCGGATATATGAGAAAATAACTGTAGCTTAATCTAACTATGCCTACTTTCTTCTCTAACACAAACAATCCAAGTAGCCCAAGGCGTGAGAGGTTCACCAATGCAGATATATCTGCAGATACATTTGTATGGTGTCCTGGTCCTGGCGCTGATAGTAATGGTACGTGGGACTACTTAGATTTTTGGGGTATGGGAGGAGTAAACGCGGAACAACCAATTTCTGCAGCAGGGCTCACTATACAGCCTGGTACACAGGCTCTGCGCCTTCCTGGTACTGGAGATAAGGTGTTCCTTTTTAATGGGGTGCTGTCTATTGACGGAGACGGGACGAGGTACGCAAGCGAACTTAGGGGGCATAACATCACCTTGTTTTCAGGACATATTGGAGTCATTAACTCGATAAATATCGATAAAGGCACTATCTTAGGTATGTTTACTCGGCTGGGTGCAAAGAACGGAGATATTAACTTGAAAAGAACCAGAAATGAAGGGGACGTGTACCGTGCCGGTCCTGGTAATATAGTCTTTGAATCTTCCGAATCCGGCTACCAGAATGTAGGTACCTTGGACCTCGCTGAGCATGCCGGCACTATTACACTTAAGGGTAAGGCGACCAATGGTTCTGACCTAGCCAGAGGTACTGTAAGGGCTGTAAATGGTAGCGTTATATTTGATAATCCCGGAGTGATCGCCAACTCGACGACTTCATCGGTGTATGCCAAGACCTGCACATTCCGAGCAGGCGCTAATGAAGGTCAACTGCAGATAACGGGGTCTGCCACTTTTTTACCGGATACTATGTCAGGGAATCTCAAAAATGGTATAGTTTCCCTAGAAGTTTCAGGTAGCAATGTAAAATTTGAAGGTTGCGATAATTTAGGTGCAATTCAACCTGGAGGCAGCATTGTGGCGTCAGACGCTACCGTCTTTGCCACCTTCACAGATTCACGAAAAACAGGTAAAAGTAGTATTAATAACGGTCTTGTTATCTCAGCAACAACCTATTTCAAAAAATTTAGCTCCAACGGATCACAAGGTGACATAGCGCGAGCCGCAGGTTCGCGTGCAACAATATCTGTATATTTTAGTGACCTTAGCCGTAATCACGGAATTGTACGTGCAGATAGAATAGACTTCATAAACACAGCTAAAAATGAAAAGACCGGGACGGTGTCGGCTACAGTACCTGGAGTATTCTTTAAAGATAAATCTGTAAATCTTGGAAATGTGACAGCCAGGTTTACCTTTGAAGGAGACTCAAGTAACGCTATCGGAGGGATAGCCAGACATGAATCATTAAGCATATTTCCAGAATACCAGGTTTCTCATTTCAGAGGTGATAGTATTAATCATGGGTTTGTCAGCAGCTGTCCTGTTAGCGCTCAGTTAAATTATGACCTCATGGCTCCATATAAGCCTGGAGGAAACATGGCTGTAAACTGCTGTGAAAGAAGCGAATTTGGCTCAGGAGCTAACTTCGTACATTTTTCAGAAAATTCCAAGAACCGGGGTAAGGCTGAAGGTTGCATTAAACTGTTTGACCAATTCATCAACTATAACATTGTACAGGGGAAGGTAGCGATTCTTGCAACTGGCGCAATAAACGAAAAAGATGCAGAGATATTGGGCGATATAACTGTAACTGGAGCATTCACAAATAACGGAATACTGGACGGTAAGGTACGCTTTGGCGGTAACTCGACGAATTCATCTACAGGAAAAATACAAGCACGTACCTGTTTCGGAGATGTGGTATTCACTGACGAGGCTAACACTTTTGGGGAAATCGAGGGATCTCTACTTGAAGCGTTATACGGTTCTTTTGGTAGACCTCTAGACGAACAGCAGCGAGCACCACTTTTCCGTGGGAACAGTGTAGTTGAGCAGGGGGCGTCAATTACAAACATCATGGAAAAAAAGGATATAGTTTTCGTAGAGAATGCTAAAAATAAAGCTGAGCTGGATGCAAGGTTAAGCTTGTGGTTTGAGGGTCCAGGTGTAACTAACGAGTCACAAAATTTAAAGGCTTGGAGTCTATATGTAGACAGGGCTGAAAACAGCGTAGATGCAGAGTGTAACGCAAACTTAGCACGAAATATGCAAGAATCGGCGTGGCTGATAGATTCCCTTAGACCTGGTAGGCAGGTGGTACCATCATGGCAGACCGGAGGCGAAGATGGTATGCAATGGAACCTTCCGGCAAAACCTAAAAATTCAGCTTATGACGAGTTAGTCAACTATGAGCGAAAATTGGATCGCGAAGCAGCTCTAGCCACTGAAGTAGAGAATGAACTGCGGCAAGACTTTGGAGGCCCACCATCAGCCTTCTTTTTTGAGAACTCCTCGAATAAAGGCAAAGTACATAAAGGACTATTCAAGAATTCTAAAAACTCGTCAGTTGTCGACGGTAAAGCTTATTTTGAAAATAGCAGTGCAGTATTTGGTTCTGAAGTGGAGGGCATACTAGCATATAATTCTGATATTAGTGGTACAGTTAACGGACAGTATGCACGGTTCATAGGGAGCGTGTCGCGCGCCGATGTAACGGCAGGGAGTACGCCTCTTTTTGAGGCAGGTTCTGTAAACAGAGGTACGGTACATAGCCATACCGAATTTACATCATCTGTTAACGGGTATGATGGCGTTGTTGACGGCAACGCCTGGTTCTCAGATGGCGGAGGTAACGAGGGAACAGTTACAGGAAGCGCTGATTTTGATCAGGCTAGTAACGGTACACAATATGGCGGCAGCTCTGCATATGTAGGCGTCAATGCTACATTTACAGGAGGTGGTGGACCGACGGGTGATATTGTAGATTTCTTCTCATCAAGTGTTAACTACGGCTTTGTAGCAGGTGACGCGAGTTTTTCTAGCGGTGCATTAAATTATGGTGCAATAGACTGTGCTGCCTACTATTTTATGGGAGGGAGGGTACAGGGCAACGCGACATTTACAGGAGGCAGTTATAACGGACTATGTCCCTCTCTTGAGGTATCGACCGATTACTGCGGTTCAGGGGATCCCGGAGGCACACCAAGCCGTGCCATCATCTACGCCGCTGTGTATGGAAACGCATCTTTCGATGGTGAAGGTGCGAAGTATGGTTCATGTTCATTTGTAGTGGGGAACGTATCTTGTCCTACTTGTAACGAACCAGATTTTCCAGATAATCCTCCTCCAGATAATCCTCTCATTCCCTAGTTAAAAAGAGTTGACGTTGTTAGAGCATTCGAGCATTCTAACACAAACGCGTCCTGTAGCTCAATTGGTAGAGCAATGGTCTCCAAAACCATAGGTTGTGAGTTCAAGTCTCACCAGGCGTGCCAACCTAGAATTAAGAGCATGATCGCATTAAACAACTACGAACGTAAAGTATTCTCGCAACACGGAGAAGACGGAATAACCCTCAAGATAGTTGAAAGTTTATATACTGAAACCCCTTGCAATAAGTATTACGTAGAATTTGGCGTGGAGAGTGGTGCCGAATGTAACACTAGAGTTCTTAGAGAACAGTACGGTTGGACAGGGCTTATGATGGACGGTAGATACGAAGACGCCAACATAAATCTTAAAAGAGAGATCGTCGCTAAAGAAAATGTGGTTCAGTTGTTTCAAAAGCATGCCGTACCAGAGCATATCCACCTGCTATCTGTAGATATAGACTACAACGATTTTTACTGCGTTAAAGAGATACTAAAAAACTACGTGTGTGATATTTTGATATTTGAGTATAACGGTACTCATCTACCGCACGAAGATAAGGTAGTGAAGTACTCTAGTACTAGTGGTTGGGACGGCTACAGTAATTATTTCGGAGCTTCTTTGTTAGCGTGGAAGAAGCTTGCAGACATGTACGGCTACACATTGGTGTGCTGTGACTCATCCGGTACGAATTGCTACTTTGTACGTACCGATGTTTTGAAGCTGACTGGTGTGATGTACACAAACGCAGATGACATCGCTCTTCTATATAAAACACCCACATACGGACCAGGGCCGAACGGAGGGCATGTACAGGACCCACAAAACAGAACATACCTATCATTCGAGGAGGCAGTTGCAGTATAATACGCAATTTAAATAAGCTTATGTACAACATATCAACTTCATGTCAGATCCCTCCACTTGGGAACATTTATAAAAAATATTTTGGAGAAACTCTAGGTACTTTCGTAGAAATTGGAGCCTATGATGGCGAGTCATTTTCAAATACTTCATGCTTGGCCGACTCTCGTTGGTCTGGTGTGTATGTAGAGCCTGTGTACGATTTTTACATTAAATGCAAAGAAAGACATAAAAACAACAATATTCAAGTTCTTAACTTTGCGGTAGGACAGGAAGAAAAAGAAATTGATCTTTTTGTCGGAGAAGCTATAACTACAACCCTAGCTGCCCAGGTCGCCAGATACTCTGAAATTGATTGGTCGCGGCATGTAGTGTTTAGTAACAGCAAATGTAAACAAATTACATTGGAGAGTATACTGAGACAGTCCAATATACCTATTGGATTCGAGCTCTTGGTTATCGATGTAGAGGGCGCAGAAGACGCAGTGGTGCGTTCTTTTGATATCGATGTATGGCGTCCCAAGATGATGATTGTTGAGTTAGAGGACGGCCATCCTTCTTTTGCAAACTACAAAGACCATGTTGACAACCATAGATGTACTAGGCAGTATATTTTAAATGCAGGTTATTCTGAAGTCTACAGAGACACAATTAATACCGTTTTCATACACAATACAATATGCTAACTAACTACAAAAAATTAGATAACGGTGTCATACGTCAAGAAAAATTTCTTAACGAGAAATGTACATACGATTTAACGTACATTAAAAACAGTTACGATAGTGTTAAATATAAAGAAGGTTCGGCCCGTATGGGATATCTTCGCCTGGGTTATTTACTTGGGGCTATCAATGAAACACCTAAAACCCTACTGGATGTAGGCTACGGAAACGGGGACTTTTTAAACGCAGCTTCGAAAAATATAGCTAGCTGCTACGGATTCGAAATAAACGAGTATCCTATTCCAAAAGACTGCGAAGCGGTGACTGATATCTACAAAGCAGCTTACGATGTAGTTTGCTTTTTTGACGTGCTTGAGCATTTCGATGATATATATGAAATAAGTGAATTAAAAGCAAGATACGTTTATGTGTCTTTGCCTGAGTGTCACTATCTATCAGATACGTGGTTCGAGACATGGAAGCATAGGAAGCCGGACGAACATCTATGGCACTTCAACAAGCAGTCGCTGGCTAACTTTATGGCTGAAGTAGGTTACAAAACTATAGCTATGTCAAATGTGGAAGACACTCTCAGAAAAGGAGACGGGCAAACTTCCAACATACTTACAGGATTATTTAAAGCATTATGATAATTATATCACAACCTTGGGGAGGACTAGGAGACAATCTACAGCTCAGCACACTACCTGAAGTAGCGTATAATTTGGGTATAGATGTGTATGTTTCCAACCATAACACATACAAGAACCCTGAAATTAAAAAACTAGTATGGGATACTAATCCGTACATAAAAGGCTATACGGACGAGCCAGGCAACACAATATTTTCAGGCACCCCTTCAGGGAACGTCATATCACACTGGGAACAGCTAACGTTTGGTAAAGTGTTTAATAACCGTCCGAAGCTGTATTACACGCCTAAAAAAATAACAGAATTGCATTCTAGAATTGTGGTCGACTCGAACGCTCATGCAGTTAACAGTGGTGAAGCTGTGTCTACAATCTCAATTAAACATCCAGATGCTTTGTATTTAAATTGTGCTGCGCCATCTACTGGCGATAGCATAACGTCGTCTGACATCTTTGAGTGGGTGGATATGATCACATCTGCAAAAGAGTTTGTATGTCAGCATTCAGGAGGCTCAGTCGTTGCAGCCGCATACAATAAACCGTGTACAGTGTATAGAACTACACAAGATCAGCTTTACATGTTTGATCTACACACATATATTCAAGTTTAGTTAATCGGGTAGGTATACCGTTAAGGAGGCGGTCCAGACTGTAAATCTGGCGCTGTAATGGCTCGGTGGGCTCGATACCCACACTACCCACCATTTCTATGATTCCAGAAAAAGGAAAATTCTATTACATTAACTACGAAGATAAAGAAGAGCCAGCTGGCTCTTATTTTGGGCCTGGACGTTGTGTAGGTATATACAACACAGATCGTGCAGGTAACCCTATTACAGCACTGTATGAGTTTGAGCATCCTGACGAACACGGAGAGCTCACATTGAGCGTTTTTTACGCTAATGAGATTGTGATGGAAACAAGCCGACCTTAATTGCAAAAAATTTATAGATATGGCAGCTAAAAAAACAAAAAGCAAAGAAGTAAATTGCGTACACTGGTCTGTTAATGTACAGGCCTACGAACTAGATATACCTGCAGGTAAATTTACAGTCGTAGACTATGACCACGATGATCGCGAAATCTTTTGGACAAGAGGCGCGTTCCAATTGGGTGTGTATACCTCAGAGTATAAAGCGGCTGTGGAAGCTTTGGAAAAGTACCTTAAAAATAGTTAAACCTGTATTATGTATAGCTCAGCAAAATTAATGGGTGGCCTGGGTAACCAGATGTTTCAAATAGCTCATGCCTATGTACAGGCGTTAGAAGCACAAGCAAAAGGATTGAACGTTACTGCACGATTTGACGCACATGTCTCCTCGATAGAACAGTTCCCAGAGAGACAGGCAGTAAACTATCAAAAAAATATATTACAGAGAGTTGACTTTACACCCACACAAGTTGATTGGTTTGAGATGAATGAAAGTGGATTTAAACATAACGAAATAGTTCCAGTATGGGATAAGTCTATTAAATTCAATGGATACTTTCAAAGCCCAAAGTATTTCAAGAATCATATTCAAAAGGTTAGAGAATTGTTCGCGCCTCCTGATGAAGTAAAAATACGTATGTTGAATGACTTCCCACAGCTGGCAGGTAACGTAACTGCCGTGTTTGTGCGGAGAGGGGATTATTTAAAATATCCGGAAATACATCCACCTACTACCGAAGAATACTTGCAGTTAGCTATAGAGACAAGCGCCAACACATCTATAGAGCACTATCTTGTGGCGTCAGACGATTATGCTTGGTGTGATGAAGTACTTCCAAAATACTTACAAAAAAATAAGATTATTAATGCAGACGTCGCAGACTGGGAGGCACTGTGGCTAGCCTCACTAGCTAAAAACTTCATATGTACTAATTCTTCATTTGGCTGGTGGTCATCATTCTTGGCAGAGTATCCAGACAAACAAATAATTTTTCCATCTAAATGGTTTGGTCCAAGTGGTACACAAAATTGGCAAGATATTTACCCTGAAAACTGCATAGTGTTATGACAAGTGCTTTTAACTATTTTGAAAAAATTTACTGTATAAATCTAGACTCACGACCTGACCGATGGAATGAAGTACAGCAAGAGTTCGAAGCATTAGGAGTATCTTCATACGAACGATTCCCTGGCGTAATAGCTCATTCAGGCAGGCTAGGATGTTCTAGAGCTATATGCGGTGCTATAGATAAAGCTCTAGCAGAAGAATGCAGAGCTGTATTGATATGTGAGGACGATCTCCATTTTCCTAGAGGAGGGGAGTATACCAACCGTAAGCTTCAAGCAGCAATATCTCAGCTGCCTGAAGATTGGGATGCGCTGTATTTGGGGGCCACACTCACGAATCAGTTTCATGCTAAGCCTGTAGAAAAGTATTCCGCAGATCTTTTGAAATTGAAAAGCGCATTCACAACGCATGCCATAGCTTACTCAAGAAAAGGCTTGCTTGCATTTAAGCAGGCTTTTGAACCATCCGATTCTTGGGGTGACAGTATCGTAGCAGCATATGAAGCAATTGACGTGTATCTAGCCAAAGACTATTTGCACAAAAACAATTGCTATATCACAAATGAGTTGTTAAGTTTCCAGCGTCCCAGTCATTCAGACATATGCAACAACTACCAAGACTACATAGGTTTGATGCAGGGAACATTTGACCATTTCACATCAGTGTAATCTATAAAAAAATAACAATGTCCAAAACAATAGAATTCGACAGTAATGTTAACCAGCCAGCCTACTACAACTGGCACCCTACAGGAATCTCATGTATAGATATAAGTGAGCATTTCCCTGGTAACGTCGCACAAGCAATTCAGTATATCTATCGTGCAGGTAGAAAACCTAATGAGCCTGCTCAGAAGGACTATAGTAAAGCTGTGTGGTGTTTGCTTAGAGAGATTGAACGTATCGGTAAATATGAACTAGAGTAATTCATATGCCTGCGACATATCAGAAAATAAAAGTAACCGAAGACTTGTTAAATAGCGAGCCTAACTCTTATTTTGTCTACGGCGATAATATGAATAGGCAAGGACTAGATGGTGCAGCTTCTATGCGCAACCATCCTAGATGCATAGGGTTTGTTACCAGGAAACCACCTGAGGTCAAACCTTCTGCAAACTTTAAAGTTGAAGAGTATGCAAAAACGTTCTTTCAGCAGTTAACTCAGCTATCAGACATTGTTAAAAAGGCACCTCATCAAAAGTTCTACATCAGTAAAGTAGGGTCAGGTGCTGCCAATAAGTATTATATATGGGAAAGAATAATTAGAGCTAACCTGGTAAGTGAGTTGGGAGAGTATGATAACGTTGTATTTTGTTGGGAAGAATAAACTTAAAATATTATGGAAAAATTAGCAGTCATAGCAAAAGTGTTAGAGCTGGCACCTATCGAAGGAGCCGACAGAATCGAACGTGCCACCGTCCTTGGATGGCACACTGTAGTTAAAAAAGGACTACATAGAGTTGGGGATCTTGCTGTAATAATCTTCCCTGATTCTTACGCGTATAAAAGCTATGTAGACGCAACATACATAGGGAGTCAGGAAAAAACTAGAATCAAAACAGTCAAGATGCGTGGGCAGTACAGTGCAGGGCTAGTTCTTCCAGTTAGTGAGGTATACTCTGCCGCAGAACGTAAAGGTCTTCCTTCTAAAGTCTGGGAAGAAGGCGAAGAAGTGAGTGCACTTCTCGATGTCGAAAAGTGGGTAGCTCCAGCTAATGAATCTCTAAGCGGAATAACCAAAGGAGACTTTCCCACAAACATTCTGAGAAAGACAGACGAGCTCAACTTCCGTAGTGAGCCTCAAGCTCTTGAAGAAGCTAGAACATCTGAAAATTTTGCAAACGCTGAGTTTGTAGCCACATTGAAGTGTGACGGCAGCAGTGGAACATTCATTTTTAAAAATGGAGAATTCCGTGTGTGTGGGCGTAACAAAGAATTCACTGAGGCTCCTGGTAACAGCTTCTGGAAAATTGCCAAGAAGTATAAGATTGAAGATATGTTGAGGGCTGCGCCTGTAGAGATGGCTATACAGGGCGAAGCTTGCGGACCAGGCATCCAGAAGAATCCTCTTAAATTAGATGAGCTAACATTCTTGGTTTATCAAATCAGAGATGTTACAAATCATGTTTGGTTCGACTGGGACCAGACCAAGCAGATCTGTAATACACATGGAATTCCTCATGTGCCTGAGGTTGCGAGGTTCACTATGAGAAAATCAGTACCTAGCAATGAAGACTTGCAGGACATGGCTAACGACGCCAAATACGACAATGGACGAGCTAATGCTGAAGGTATTGTAATTCGCCCTGTATCGCCAATCAGATCAGCTGCACTGCAAAAAGACTGGTGGAGCCTTAAAGTAATGAATCAACCGTACGATGCAAAGAAAGGTTGACGTATACGTTGACAGCTTCTCATATACAAAGTATATTACTTGTATATGAGAAGCAAACAATGTAAAGTCTGTAAAAATTCAGTACCGCTTGAAAACTTCGGTAGAGATGCGCACACAAAAGACGGTAAACAGTATGTATGTAGATCTTGTGCTAACATTAGAGCGATAACATACAGAAAAAACAACCCACCTAAACGGGTTAATGTTTTTTGTCCTGGTTGTCAACAAACAAGATCAATTGAAAAGAATAGAGCTAAAGGTCGAACTGAGTATTATTGCTTAAATTGCCACTCTAAGAACACACAAAAAGGTGTAAAGCGCCCTCAGTTCAGCGGAGGCAAAAGCATGCGTTGGCGTGGCGGAGAATATGTCAGTAGTGATGGGTATTTAATGGTTAAGGTAGAAGGTGAGTATGATGCGTCGGGGCGTCAAGTTTACAAACGTAAACATATTCTTATTATAGAAGAACTCTTGGGGAGAGAGCTTAAAACAGCTAGAGGACATATGGGTGAGCAAGTTCATCATATTGATGGCGATAAGTTAAATAACCACCCAGATAACCTGTTACTGTGTGTCGATACTAGAGCACACAAACTGATCGATTGCCAGCTACACAGCCTTGCGTTTGAGTTAGTGCGCCGTGGCGTAATAGGTTTTGACAAAAACGCAGAAAAATACAGTATAACTGAGGAAAAAATAAAATGAATAATTACAGTAATAAAGTAGAACTCCTAGGACATTATGGCGGAGACGAGCTTCATGCCTGCTCCGCTTGGACAAGTACAAGTAGAGACCTGGATGACGCTAAGAGAGCTCGAATACCTGAGATGCTCAAAACGCTTGCAGAGGCAGGACATCATACACCATTTGAAAAGAGTGCGCTACATTTCCTGGTAGATAGCGAAATCGCTAGTCATGTGCATCTTTTGAAACATAGGATTGGCACAAGTTTAAATGCAGAGTCTGCAAGGTATAAAGAGCTTAAAGAAGATAAGTTCTACGTCCCAAATGATTTCTATGATGTTCCTGTTTCTCCAGAATTAGAGCTCGGAGATTATAAAAACTGGGGCGAAGTATTAGCCACACAAGCAGCTGCCAACAATAGGCTGTATCATGCATGTCTGGCTGACATAGTAAAAGCAGGACAAGGCAGGAAGAGAGCAAAGGAAAGTGCTAGATTCTTCAAAATGTATAACTCTCAGATCGAGAGCGACATCATGTTTAACTGGCGTTCTTTTGCGCACTTCATAAACCTAAGAGATAGTGCAGGCGCACAGAGAGAAATAAGAGGCATTGCATCAAGAATGCTTAATTTAGTTGTCGCTATACCAGGCAACCCATTCAAGCATACGATCGCAGCATTCGACCTATAGAGGTAGAGTCGCTGCTTAAACCTAGTAATAAGAGGTATAATATGTTGGTAACGAGAAAATCTCCAATTAGCGGTCTAGAGGTTACAAAAGACCTTGACGTGACAAAAGAGAAAATCGACAAATGGCTGGCAGGCGGGCTTACACAAGTTGTGTTTGCCCATCTTCCTGCAGCTGATAGAGAGTTCATAAAAACAGGTATATCCGGCGAAGAGTGGGATAGTATCTTTGTAGACTCAGAATAAATAAACTATGAACGAACTACTAGAAAATAAACTATATAAGGACTTCCCAGAGCTGTTCCAGGAGCACACTCTGGATATGTCCCAGACTTGTATGTGCTGGGGACTGGAGGTCGGTGACGGCTGGGAGCCGGTCATCAGGAACATGTGTGAATTGCTGAAGAGCAATGCTTCATCACCGATAAGAAAGAAACCAAGGTTTCCATACCAGTATGAGCTGGAGGTATGGTTCCATAACAAATGCAGAAAAATAGAGCGCCTATTACGCGTCCCTTATGGAAAACTATATCAGTGTAAGTTTGAAAGATATGTGAAGTTTAAAGGGTTCGGAGTAAAGTTCACGCAGGTTAAAGAGAAATTTGGCACTTTGCGAGTATACTATGATGTATACAATCGTTACTCTGCAGAAGAGGTAAAGAACGTATCTAAAAAAACACTGCACGAAGCTTACTTGAGATATGTAGGATATGTGGACGGTGTAATCAGCTTCGCCACAGAACTCAGCGAACACACATGTGAGAGCCATGGTAAGCCTGGCAAACTAAACACAAAAGGATGGTGGAAAGTCCGATGCGAAGATTGCATCAAACCGAACATAAATGAGAACACTAGTAATTCCTGACGTTCATCAAAAGCTAGGTAAGCTAAATAAAATCCTAGAGAATAACACATTCGATAAGCTTGTGTCTCTGGGTGATTGGTTTGACAATTTCTACGATACATCAATCCAGGCAAGAAAGACTGCAGAACGTATCATCGAGCTGTATAGTGTACATGGCAATAATTTCACATGGCTGCTAGGCAATCACGATATTCCATACATGTACCCAAACATGTTTGAATATTATGCATGCAGTGGTAATACACGAGAAAAGGGTCGAGCTATTCAAGAGGTTTTCGGAGGATCATCTAAACCTCTAGGCTACCATGTAGAGTTGGCGCATGTTATCAAGGTAGAAGGCTGTCTGGATATAGTGCTGAGCCATGCTGGTGTCAGTGAGGAGCATTTTGCAAAACCGTTCGTTGACAGTGTTTCTTCACAAAGTGTACTCGAGCGATGCGAGCAAGCTTTCAGGAACATGAAGATGATGTTCCAGGATCCTATACTGTGTGCAGGTCCGGCAAGAGGGGGAAGAGAGACTGTAGGAGGTATCACATGGCTTGACTGGTATGATGAGTTTGAGCCTGTAGCTAGCATAAGTCAGATTGTAGGACATACACCAGTGAGTCATCCTCAGATAGTTGACGAACTACGCACAAGAGTAATTCCAGACGAGTCATTACCTGCACTAGATCGATATATCCTAAAACCAAATAAATCATATAACATCAATCTCGATACACACCTCGAGCACTACATCACAATAGAAAACAACGAACTATTAATTCACAAAGCCTCAGTACTATTTGATTAAAATGAACAGAATATATTTTGCAAACAAAGGGCACACACGGAAACATGGGTGCCCTAATTTATGGCCTGTTGCAGGCAATTTATTCCACAGGGTGCCTAGAGATATTTTTAATGAGCCTGGGCTTGTGGCGTATGTTGACCCTAAACTGTGCAATCATAGTTTCTTCGAGGCACATATTGCCATATATCACACTGCTGAAGTAGTCTATCGGCCAAATTGGAACAACGATGGAGAGCACATGGCTGGCGGATGCATCATGAATGCCGTAGTAGGAAGAGGTGGACATGTAAGTATGCATAGTCATGTCAAAGCAACAGACGCCAACACGTTTAACGACTCTGAAATGATTTGGGGTTCACGGCAAGCAGCAATCGTCCTACTTAAAGAAGCAGCACTTCAATTCATTCAATACTTCCCACAACCAGGAGAGCCGGTATGACATTACCAAAACTATTCAAAAAGACAGCAACAGGAGCTACTCAAGAGTGGCAGATATTCTTTGAGAAAGGAGAATACTATACTGTAAGCGGACAAACAGATGGTAAGAAGATTACTAATGCGCCTACTAGATGCAAGAGCAAGAATGTCGGTAAAAAGAATGAGACTACTGCTGATCAACAAGCAGAGCTTGAAGCCCAGGCCAAGTGGCAAAAGAAACGTGACGAGGGCTATATCGACGATGTGGATGCTCTTGACGGGGCTATGCCTCTTCGTTATGACCCTATGCTTGCTAAAGATTATAGCGATTACAAAGACAAGCTAGAGTTCCCTGTATACAATCAGCCCAAGTTAGACGGGTTGAGGTGTATTGTCACAAGGGGAGGAGTGTTCAGCCGGCAATGGAAACCTTTTGCTACACTGCAACACATCAGAGATGCAGTGCAACCTACGTTCGATAAATACCCAGACCTGCTTGCTTTTGACGGTGAGATGTACTCACACGAACTCAAAGATAAGTTTGAGGAGATTGTGAGTATCGTTAAGCAGCCGAAGGCTTCAGCAGCAGACATAGAGAAGTGTAAAAAGTCTGTAAAGTACCATGTGTACGATATAGTTACAAAAAGCGATTTCGCTTTCAGGCAAAGGCGTGCAGATTATAATCTCCTTGTCAGAGAGACCAATAGTCCATATGTCACTGCAGTGACTACTCTCTGTGCACACAATCAAGAAGAGTTGGACAAAGCATATCGAGAGTATATGTCTGAAGGCTATGAAGGGCAAATGATTCGTGCCTGTAATAGCTTTTATCAACACAAGCGTACGAAAGACCTTCTTAAACGGAAGGACTTTCACGAAGGTGAGTATGAAATCATGGGCTTCAAAGAAGGTAAAGGTAGTCGTGAAGGATGCATAATCTTGCGACTAGGTATGCCTGACGGTAAGGAGTTCGACTCTGTACCTGTAGGAGGCATCGCATATCAGCAAAGACTGTGGGCTCGTCGGGAAGATATTCTGGGAATGCAGGCAACTGTCAAGTACCAGAATCTCAGCAGCGACGGAATCCCTCGGTTCAACAACACAATTAAAATCAGAACAAGAGAGCTTGAGGAAGTGAACATATGACATACCGAGAATTGCTAGGACATATAGAGAGTTTGGCTGATCAGGAGCTAGACTCTACAGTCACAATATATGACGCTCAGGATGACGAGTATTTCGCAGCAGTTAAGCTACACTTTGCCAAAGAGCATGTGTGCGATCAGCTGGACCATGACCATCCATACATATCAATTAAAGAGCCCTTAGAATCATGAACACTAGCATAACCTTTGAAACAAGACTAGTAAGCTGCAGCTATACCTGTTATGCCAGATCAGCCGATAACGATAACAAGTACTTCCCATGGGATAACGTACACTTCAAAACCAAAGAAGAATGTGAAAGGCATATGAAGCTTGTAGACCATGATTGGCTTACTAGGCTGGTCGTAGTTAAGGTGCAACACGAGATTGTAACCTAGACAAACAAAGGGGGTGCGCATCTTTCACGCACATTTTTAATATGCACGGATCTAAAACAGAATACATTATTCAGCATCGCATACAAGACTACTGGTTAGACTATGTTGGAGATACTATTGGAGGCAAGTATTGGTATCTCGACAAAGCTCAAGATGCTTTGAAAAGATTGAAAGAGGATAGAAAAAATACCGACTTTCAGCTTGTGCGAAGAAAATACACATATACTGACGAACTAGTATGATAACACATATTTTAATCGGAGCTGGAGGCTTCGTACTAGGCTTCATAGCTGGCGTGATAGCCTTATGCTGGTACATTTGGACAAAATACCACATAGAAGACTAAATAAATGAATCTCTTTATCTTATTACTTATACCGACACTAATCGTGGTCGGGGTGGTCTCGATAGTCACGCTGGTCAAGCTAGCGTTCGTATACTTGATAATTGATCTGCTAGGACTAACAGATAACCTGTCTACACTGGACACAATTTGTCTAGTTCTGTTCATAACCATCATCTACAGGCTTAGTACAAAATAATATGAGTACAGACTTTAATACAATAGCCACCGACAGAGTAATCTGCCCTCACTGCGGAGGCACATTTGAATATGACATGCAAATGTGTGATTTCGGCGGAGCACCTACGGAATACGAGTGCGAGCACTGTGATCAACCGTTTGAGCTCACAGCAGAGATCACTGTCATATATAGTACAAGAAAATTAAAGAACGACGAAGAATGAAACACGTACTGTTTAGAAGTAAAAAAGAACATTGGGACTGGTGTTATGAAAACTACTTCAAGCACTTTGGAAATTTCGATCGCTCTCCGTGGAGTGAAGAAGACAGAAAGATTATGCAACCCTTCTTCGACTGGCACTCCAAGAATAAGGGTGTTCCAGGCTTCATGCCTCCTGATGTAAGAGAGGCTTTTGCGCACTATGATAAGGTGCGTGAAAGTGGTATGGAGGCAAGAGAAAGACTCGACGTAGTAAACAGAATAGAGGAAGGACACCTCTTGAACGCTTTTGGCTTTGAAAGAAAATTTGAAAGCGATTTTGATACTCAGGAAGAGTACGACGAGTACTGTGATAGTGATGAAGAGCCTGAGCTCGGTATATATCTCAGTTATCCGTGCATCATGGTGTATAGCCTAAGTGCAAGCTGGGATCGTATCGGTGACGTGACGGAGATAGTAATTGATTATGTGGAACTAAACGAATTTAACGAGACACAAAATGACTGACGAACCTTGGCCTCTAGAATGGGGTGATGAAATATTATCTAGGTTAAGTCAAGGGCTAGAAGATAAAAAAGAAATTAAGATGGAGCTAGCACACATTGAAAAAGTGCTTAGCGTTCCTGAAATACTCAGACAGTACAGAAGCGGAGCTTATAATGCTGAGCTTCTATTACAGCACACACTTAAGCATCTATCAAAATGACTAAAGAATACTTCCTACGTACATTAACCGAAAAAGGAAAGCTGAAGACTCCTAGCTATAAAAACGGGGAACCAGTGGCCCCCTGGAGAACATTCCTATCAGAATCAGAGGCGATTGATTTCGCGAAGGAATATGAGCTAGATAACTTCATAATCTTAACGAAATACATGCAACGAAAAGACTTCTCCTACGGAGTTGATTAATATGGAACACTCAAACTATTATCAAACCGAAGCATACCAAAATAAATTAGGTAGGCTGGTGTTCGACAGAGACAAGCTGGAAGAACTGACCCGCAAAAAGATTGCAGAGGTGAACGAAGAGACAGGTTATCGTGTGTACTTCGAGGTTCCAGAGATGGTAGAGATTGTCGCAGAAAGCATCGAAGAAATGCTGCCAGACATTGTGCGTGGCTGGTTAGATCAAGCTGAAGATACAGTAGATAAACTTGAGGAGTTAAGAGATAGACATGCGGACATATTAGAAACACTTATTGAAGATGGAAATTGAAATTTGTAAGCCGACAGCAGAGCAAGCAATGTTGCAGGATTTGTTTGCTGAAGCAGACAAGCAAAATCTTGCGGCAGAATTATCTGAGGACATACCCTCTCTACGTAAAGACCGACTACTGGCAGACTACCTAGAAATCATCGACGGCCTTAAAGAAGAATCTGAAGAGATAGAACAGATTCTAGGTAAGGCGTTAGGTTATCCTTGGTACCAAGACGACCCCAAGAACTTCCCTACCGCCACAGAGGATGACGGCGTATGTGTAGGTATTGAGACAGCTTGGTCGTTAGCGAATATTGCAGCAGATAAACTTAAAGAGCTTGAGAACGTCAAACATCTCAAGGCATTGCTGTTTGAGGCTATTAGCTATATACGTTCAGAAAAGCTCCTGCGTGATGCTTGGGAAGGACCTAACGCAAGACTGGATCGAGAAGCAGACATGTTGATTGAAGATATCAAACAGCAGTTCACACAAGCTGAAATGGAAGAAGCAGAAAAAACCTATCGCCTAAAAATAAGATGAGCAACCTAAGAAAAGTAATTGATGAGTGGGTGGATGAACGGCATCCTGACCAGGAAATTTTATTAGCCGACGGCTTCGAGGAAGCCTTCATCGGTGTAGCTTATCAGTTCGATAAACCTGTAGCTGTGTTTGACCGAGAGAAGTGTATTAGTATACTCTCTAAAGATATGAGTCCTGAGGAAGCTGAGGAGTACTTTCAGTTCAACGTAGAGGGCGCTTATGTAGGCCCTAACACCCCAGCATTCTTGGATAAGTTTCACAGGTTTGCTACAAGAGAAGAAGCGTTGGCACAGTATGAAAGAATCAGAAAGAACAGCACTAGAAATAAAAACAATGGATAAGCTCACAGACAGTCAAAAGAAAAAAGCATTAGAAGCCAGAAAAGAAATTCTGGCGTTGCAGGAAAAGTGCGACCATTTATTCAACTCAATGGTTAAGGAGCTCGGGTACGAAGACCTTCTTGAACAGTGGGAAAACGAATATAATTACGATAGTCCTGTAGGTTGGTTGTTCGACCTTGTGTACAACGCCACAACTGACTCTGATGTGGAAAGCCACTTTGAGGCAATCGATAGAGTTTTGGATCCTCAAAAAAAATAATATTATGGGTATGTTTGACACTGTGGTATGTAAGCACCGGCTTCCTTTAAGTGATCTGCTAAAAGAGATGTCGGTTAACTGGTCCGACGTAGGCTTTCAAACGAAAGACTTGGATTGCAGCATGGCTCTGTACGAGATTACCGAGGAAGGATTATTGAATGAGGAAGTAGTGGAACGAGAGTACGTCTACTATACCGAAGAGGAGCAGAAGGCTGCGACACATAGGCTCTGGAGTCCTTACAAGGAAGTTATAATTAAAAGCAGACACATAAAACCTATAGCTCATCATGGGGTCATCAACTTCTACGACACCTTAACCTACTCACCAACACAGGATGTATGGGTAGAGTTCAACGCTTATTTCATATATGGTAAGCTCGATAAGATCACTTTGTTCAAAGCGGAGCTACATGAATCTTACGAAATAATCAATCAAAAATGGCAGGAACAGCGCGAAGCAAAAGAAAAGCAATTGTGGAGCAGGACCAAGAAAGCCTTAAACTATGTAGGGTGGCGCTGGTTCTGGGGAAAAGCTGCAACGGCCTGCTACAGGCTCCAGAACGGCTTAGGCAGTGTGCAGGCAGCAATATATAGAAATCTATTATAAATGACTAAAACACACATAGGATTTTGCGACGCTGTGGCTAGACATTTCAGCATAACAAAAGCTGAAATTAGAAACATTGGCGAGGAGTACTTCAAGGATATCGGAGGCGTAGGTCCTATGCTCGTACTTGATATGTCACAACATCTAGGAGTGACACTGAAGACAGTGTGTACAAAAAACCATATTCATATGAGTAAAATGTTTTTTCACAAGCAGATTGAAAAAACAGAACTATACTCAGATCTGCTCAGTACATTCACCAATACAACTGCAGAGACACTAACGTTCTTCTCTGGTGGAGCGCTAATTGTTGCTTACGAAGCACGTCAATACAACGGTATAGGAGGCATATTTGCGCGACCTGACAAGGGTCCAGGGCTCGTATTCGAACCCGCTGCACACTATCTGGAAGTTAACTACCCTAAATGTAATTACCGCGATGAAACAGTTCTATGATAGTGAGTTGCTGATCTCGATGATACACAAGGACTGCAATAATCAAGATGATCTATCCAAGATAATTAGTGCGTGTGAATGCATGAAAGAGCTGTTGGATATTTCGAACGTTATATTGGCTCCTGTGCTAAATGTGCATCAGTTGCTCGCCCAGGCCGACGCAGAACAAATGGGTCTAAATATGGTATAATATTTTGAGTATCTACGTTATTGGTAGATCTGTGTTTGCATAAGTAAGCACTACAACCTAAACAGAAGAACTCTAATATGAAGCATAAAAAAATACTTATAGCAGTGACTGGTGTACTTGCACTAGCAGGTTTCACAAGTTTGTTGATACATAACAACTATGTGTACGTCTTATACATAGTTGTATCTAGTTTACTATTGGCTGCTGTTAGTTTTGGTGGAATGCTAGATTATCATTCCCAGCACATGCGGGATTTTAGAGAAATATACCGCGAAAAGCACGCCATGAGCCTCGAAGAAATCTCAAGATTAAAGCATGAATTAAAGCGTATTGGAGAAATCAAAAATCCATAAAAAACGCCCTGAGAGTGAGGGTGTGGAGTATTCGGTAGTTGGTGCAGCAGCTTGCAGTAAACAAGCGCTAAAGTTTCTTGCTGCTGGTTATGCTGTGCAAGCAGTATTGAAAGAGTACACAAATAACTTGGACTTTTATCACGAGCTGATAAAGTTCAATATATTTAATGGTACTCCAGGAGAGAAGGTCTATGAGTACGTAGCGTTTCATGACCTTCCTCCTGAAATCGATAAAATTGCAGCCAGAATATATTGCAAGCTGGCGGATATCCCGATGGCGCAGATATACGATAAGCTAAATATTACAAGCAGCTCTACAAACAGAGCAAGCCCTATAGAAACAAAATGGGTATATCACTACATAAAAAAATACAAAACCACCAAATTTCATTCTGCCAACACTGTAGACGACCTCACACTACTGGCTCCTTTGACTGACCAGCAACGCGTTGAATATCAAAGAATGAAATTCTAATAAAAATGGAAAGATCCTTTCGAGGGTTTTTCCTTTTTTTTAGCTGGTAGGGTGTTATAATTTAGTTATGGACGATGACAATGAAGACCACGGGTTCATGATACCGACAAGTTTTTTAACTCAGTTGGGAGAATATACCCGTGGGTATATGCTACTAGTCTGCAATGAAAAAGGAGAACTATACGCTCACGAGTCGTATGATAACCCTGTAATTAAGTTAGGGATGATTAACTTCGGCAATCTCCACATATCTGCAGCATTAAAGCATATGCACAATACTGCACTCAGAGAGGAAGAAACCATTGAAGGTTTTGATGATGACTCTGACGATACTGGAGAAGA